GGCTTGACCCTGCGCTGATGTACGACAAAAACGCCGGAATCAACCGCAAAACGATGGAACAGTTCGACCCATACGAAGTGCGAGCAAGGCTCGGTGTCGAGGGCGAGGTCAGCGACAAAACAGTGAGGCCGATGCTGCCAATGGAGATGCTGAATCTGCCGGAATGGATATTCAACTTCCATAAACTGCTTTGCGATGAGCAGGATTACATGCTGGGGCTCGACGCGCTCAAGAATTTAGCTAAAGCAAAGATCGCCTCCGCAGATAATGCGATTGAGAAAGCGCAGGAGGAAGCTGGCCCAATTGCCACGGACATTTCTCACGGCATGGAAGAACCGATGGGCGAATTGATGGAGATGGTCTTGGGTGACGTGATGCAGTATTACCCAACGGGCCGCATCATGCAATACGTCGGCCCTGGCGGGGTGGCGAAAGAGGTATTCGACTTCAAGCCGCAAGAACTTGTGCCTTCACATGGAGCCGATGAGGACACCGCAAACGGAAGTTCGATTTACAGCCGCATGGATCGAACCAAGACGTTCCTCTCCAACATCCACGCACAGGTTGCCCCCGGCTCTCTTCATGGAGAAGTGCAGACGAAACAGAAATTGACGTTGCTCCAGTATCAGAGATCCGGTGGCATAATCTCGTCTGAGACAGTGGCCAAAGCTCTCGACATTCCAAACTGGGGAACCTTGGAAGGGAACACCGAAGTTGAGAAGTGGCAATCGGAACAGAAGATGAAACTGGAATTTGCGGAGAAGATGAAGCAGCTGGCTACAGCCCTCGAACCACAGGGCGCTGCCGGGCCTCCACAAGCCCAGGGAGCGACCGGCAAGGCCAAGCCGGGGCATCCTTCCTCTGGAAATAAGCCGCCTCAAATGAAAACGAAAGGAAGCGCGGAAGGACCACGCGCCACGATAACCACATCATGATAAACCCATTCAACAGCAAACAGTTTCAAGTGATCCGCAAGAAGGCGCGAGAGTACGCTCTGGCGAAGTGGACCGGCCCAAAGGACGATGACACGTTATCGGAGTTGCTTAAGCTCTTTCGACGCGAGAAGTGGCGCGGGCAGTTGAGGGTGGATTACCCCGGCAACGGTGGGATCAATGACGTAGTTTTCACTGAGCAGCCGTCGAAAATGGACGCCGATGAAAATTAGTTGTTGACAATACCCTACCGTTTGGGCGTATGGTGTATTGAGAATACGAGATTCTGGAGCGCCCCTCTCGGGGATACGCGACATGGCTCAGAGCGCAAATGGCTCTGGGCCATTTGCTTTTGCAGTCAAAATCAACCGAGAGGAGAACTCAAATGGCAAAACATCGCGTAAAGCGTCACAAGGCCCACAAGGGCGGACACAAGGGGCTGAAGATCCACGGTGGATTCAAGGCGATGGAGCACAAGAAATCCCGCCGGAAGAAGGCGTAATTGGCCACTGCTCCCCAACCCGTACCGCAGGGCGCTCCTCCTCCAAGACCCGCTGGAGCGCCCGCTGGTGCAGTTGTCCAGATTGTCGAGCAGCTTGACCGCCTATCAGGGATGCTTGGCCAAGTGTTTCCGGGGGCTTCGGAAGAGGCTGACGGAATCCAGAAACTCGTCCAGCAGATTCAATCCAAAGTTGCATCAACGGTGTCGCCGGCACAACCGCAGGCACCGCCAATCTAGGAGAACTGAATGGACATCCGAGCAATTCTGAAGGAACGCGGCGTAGCCGATGCGGACGCAGAGGCAATGATGGGCAATCCCGCCTATAAATCCATCCTTGAGGGCTTTGTAGCCGACGCGGAAGAGGGTAAGACGGCTTTCCTGAAGGCGCAGGAGATTGAGACGAATCTCAAGAAGTGGAAGCAAGAAGTTGTAGACCCGCACTACCTCAAGAAAGATCAGGAGTACGCGCAGGCTCAGGCAAAGTTAGCCGAGCGCACCGAGTACCTGAAAAGTTTGAAGGCTCAGGGCTATGAAGTTCCCGATGCGTGGATCGCCGATGGAGAGCCAGTGAAAAAGCCCGATACTCCCCCCGTTGTTATTCCTCCCGGCACATACGTTGCTCCGTCCGAACTTGACGCGCAGGGTCGCGCTTACATGGCTCTGATGTCGATGTCCGAGAGGGCGCGTGATCTTTTGGGCCACGGCCTCGATGTGGAATCCGAATATGACGACTTTGGCAGGAATAGGCGCCCCGGAGAGAAATTGCGTGACTACATCGACCGCAAATACGATCTCTCGACCAAGCAGAAGGAAAAGGACACCGCAAAAGCGGCCGCCGAAAGAAAAACTATTGAGGATGCCGCAATCGAGCGGTGGAAAACTGAGAATCCGCAATCTGCGAGTCCCGAGTTGGCGACTCCGGCCGCGACCAAGTACGACAAGATCAAATCCTTGCCGGAGGAGCAACGCAACTCCTGGCAGACCGAAGCTGGACGCGAGGCGCAAACGTTGGCGCGTCAGAAGAAGTATGAGAGTTTATTGGTTCACTAAGCAGTAAGGAGATAACCACATGCCGGATCCTACGTTCAATGGCGATATTCAAGCCAGCACGTTCAACGATTACATCGCGGACGTTGCCTATGACAACTTCTTTGTGAAAACGGCCTATCAACAGCACATGAGGGCCATTGGGTCCATCGACCCGTTCACGGGAGGCAAACTGATGGAGGAGCCGTTCATTATGGGTTCCCCGGCTTCCGGGTTCGCTGCTCCGGGCACGAACTTCGAGATTGAGCATGTCCAGCAACTTGCGGCGATGGCCTTCCCGCCACGCCTCTGCACATCGCGGGATATGTTTGAGACGTTCTCGCTGCAAGTGCAGAACAAGGGGCCGAACGCCCGCATCAAGCTCAAGGACTTGTATTACCGCAATGCCATTGCGTCGATTTCGACCAACGTAGAAGTTGCGGCCTATCATCACGGCCAGTCAGCCATTTCCGGCCAGATCAGCGATGACGGTTCGCTCCGCATCAATGGCATGGCTGAGGCTCTGAATGATGGCAAGAACAATTCATGGGACGGGAACTACTACCTGAACTACGGGTATCAGGTTCGCAACGGTAACATCGGGCCGGCGAACAACTCCATCCCTGTGTTCTTTGGAAACTCCGATGGAACGGCGGCGGCGATCAGTGTTCGCCAACTCATCAATTTCCTTGTCCGCCAGCGCAAATTCTGCGAAGGAAAGTCGCCGGAGATCACCATCACCACGCCTAACGGGTGGGGATATATTCTTTCCGCTCTGCAAACACAGCAGCAATTTACAACGGCGTGGGATGGCAAGTTCAAGAACCTCCCTACGGTTCCCGACACGGAAGGCATTGCGTTCCTCGGGACGGTCATCTACGACGACATTCTCACACCGGGGGCGGCGTGGGGCGCGGATTTCGATACCGCCTACATCACCGCCGGCAACAACCTCACCAGCAGTTTCACGTCGAGCTCCACATGCACAGGCGTAACCAGCCCATCGAATATGCCTGCCTCTACGAGCCTCACAGTTGGCGAGACTTTGTGGGCATTGACTGGAAGGGCATGGAAGTACCGTCCGACCGATGACCCGGACTTCCTGTTCGGTGCGCGTGAGAATCAGGTTTACAACAACAACACGAACGACGCCTGCCTTATCAATCTGGCGCTCAACGTGTATTCGCCTTCACCCCGCATGTCGGGACAGGCGTTTGGGTTCAACGGCTAAGAATCGACGATTGAGGAGAAAATCATGGCGCGTACAGTTGTTGGCTACATTCCGAGTGGATTTCTTAACAGCGCAGCTTCGGCTACGTCGAGCGGTTCCACGGATGCTGAAACCGGCGCAACTATTCAGGCTGGTCTTGTAGTCGGTGCGTTCACCGAGTACGGCGACAGTTCGGCTTCCACGTTCTCGACTCGGGGAGTGGTGAGCGTGAACCTTCTGACCGCCGGAAGTGGACAGACCGCCGGCACTTATCAGGTCACAGCCAACACCGGCGGCGCGGTGATGCAGTATGTCGTGGCGGCAGGTGGAACCGTGACCGCGCAACCCACTGTTCTTTTGCAGGGTGGCCCTTATACGGATGCGGCCATTCCGACATTCACCCTTCCGGCAAACGGTGGTACTGCCGCAACGGTGCAGGCGAATATCGGGCTGCTCTATTCGGGAACCTATCAGTGGGTGCAGCTTGACCCGGCTTATTCGGGCGCGAACATCCTCCCCGGCCAGCCGCTTTGGTATGTCGAGTCAGCATCGGGAATCCAGGTCACGCCCACATCGGCGGCTTCAAATCTGTACGACTGGGCTGGAACAAGCATCGATCCCAACTTTGGCCCGTCACTTCCCTATGCGTTCATTCAAGTTGGACCGGGCAAGCACAGGGTTCTTGTGGGTAGCCAGGCGGGAACCGTCAACACCTATGGCGTGACGGTCGACACATCGACAGGCACAGCCAACTACGTCGCGGTGGCGGTGGCGTCGCTTCTTCCCTACAGTTATATGGGAATGCCACTGGCAACGATCGTGGCAAAGTCCACTGGGCTGGCTCGCATTACACGTTCACTGGCGAGGTTCTAAAATGTCAGACACGATTCTGGATCGGTTCACTACGGGGCAGGGAAAGATTCTTCCGGTAGATCATACTGGCCCTGCATCCTACACGACCGGCGGCGAGACGGTTGGGACGCTGAACAACCTCACCGGGATCGCCCTGCTCGGCCTCGACAGCGTGGACTTCGTTGAAGGGTCCGGTAGTTTGTCCCTGAGCGGGAACTACACGGTGCAGGTTCAGCAAATCGGCACCGGGGTTCGCAAGCAATTTAAATTGAAGTGGCTGACCGCCGCGGGAAACGCGGGGGCTGTTGTAGTGGTGACTCCAGGGGCCTCTCCATACGCATATACCGCGACTTCGGCCGGCACATTGGTTATCGCAGGCGGAACTGTTTCGGCGGTGACGATCACTCGGGGAGCGGCGACGGCGGTTACTTTGCCGACTGCTGGACCGATCACTGTTGCTGTGGGAGATATTGTGACAATCACCTACAGCAGCCTCCCGACGGTAACATTTCTTCCATCTGGAACGGGGAGCG